CCTGGCGCGCGAACTGCCTGCCGATGTCCCAGGGCGTGAGGATATGTTGCGGGAGGAGTTCGGCGCCTTCCTGCATCGTCTGGCTGATTGGGCGCGTGCCGATCAGGGTCTGGATGAGGACGATTGATGGCTGAATCGGTCGCTGCCGATCAGCTACGCGCCTGGGCGGATCGCGCCCTCGATGCGATGCTGTCGCGCGTCTTTGCGCAACTGCGGCCGCGCCCGCCCTTGTCGCCGATCGAGTGGGTGGAGAAATACCGCCGCTTGTCGTCGGAAGAGAATCCCGACTTCGCCGGCAAGTTCAGTCTCGACAACATCCCCGCTTTGCGCGGCGTGCTGGCTGCCTGCGGCGAGAAGGGCGTCAGCCGCGTGGTCGCGCAGAAGCCGGCGCAGATTGCCTGGACCGCTGGCGTCGTTTGCACGATGATGGGCTACTACACGCACTGGAAACCGTGCGTGCAGGTAGCCATGTTTCCGCGCGAGAAGTCGGCCAAGGATTTCGACGCCGAGAAATTCGCGCCGATGGTGCGCGCCACGCCTGCGCTAGCCAGGCGCATCCGGCTCAAAAGCCGCAGCGATGGCAACAGCGCGACCCGCAAGCACTATCCCGGCGGGCTGCTGAAGTTCGTCGCCTCGAATTCGCCGTCTGACGTGAAGTCGACCAGTGCCAAGGTGCGCTATGTCGAAGAGCCGGACGATACCAACAAGGACGTCAAGGGCCAGGGCAATTCCATCGCCATGCTCCGCGAGCGCGGCAAGGCCATCCGCGAAAACTTCGAGTTGATCGGCGGCACGCCCACGGCAAAGGGCGCCTCTGAAGTTGAAAAGGAAATGCGCACCACCGACCAGCGCCGCTTCCTGGTGCCCTGCCATCACTGTGGCGAACGGCACGAAGTCAAGTGGGACCACGTAGTCATCCCCGCCCTGACGCTGACGGCCGACGAACTGGCCGCGCCAGACATCGATGCGCGCTACCCGGTGCGCGATGTCTATGGCCGCGCGCGGCACGAAGACGCCTACTACGTCTGCCCGCACTGCGGCGGTATCTGGACCGACGCCGAGCGTATCGCGAACATCCGCGCCGCCGCCCGCATAGCTCCTGATTACGGCTGGTCACCCACCGCCGTGGCCACCGATCCCGGCTTCTACCTCAACGAGCTACAGAGCGTTTTCGACGGCTCGCACATCCCCGTGCTCGCCGAGAAATACCTGCGGGCCCAACACCTGATGGACCATGGCGACCCGACCGAAATGGTTGCCTTCTGGAACGCCACTCTCGGCATCTGCTGGGAGTACTCCGGCGAACTCCCCGAAGAAGACGAACTGCGCAAGCGCGCCGAAGCCTACGCCGAGTGGAGCGTGCCGGCCGGCGGGCTGATCCCGATCATCGGCATCGACGTGCAGCATGATCGCCTCGCCGTCACCGTCTGGGTCGTCGGCCGCGGCGAAGAGATGTGGCTTGCCTACTGGGGAGAGCTCTACGGCCAGACCGTCGTCGCGCACCAGGGCGCGTGGATCGAACTCGAACAGCTCCTGCAGCGCCCCGTCAAGCACGCCAGCGGTGCGCTGCTGCCGATCGCCGCCGCCGGCATCGACTGCTCAGACGGCCAGACCTCCGACGCCGCCTATGCCTTCGTCCGTCGCCACAATCGCCCCGGCCGCCCGGTGCTCGCCCTCAAGGGCGCGCCCGATGCCGAAGGCCGCATTGAAATCTGGACCCCGCCGAAAGCCATCGACCCGAACCACCGCAGCACCAAAGCCAGCCGCTACGGCGTGCAGATCCACATCGTCGGCACCGCCAAGGCCAAAGACCTGATCCTCGGCTGGGCGCAAGAAGGCGGGCGCGTGCGCCTCACCGGCAACGGTCCCGGACGCATGCACTGGTACGAAGGCGTGCGCGCCGACTTTTACGAGCAACTACTCTCAGAAATCAAAGTGCCCAGCCGAAACAATCCCAAGCGGCGCGCCTGGAAGGCCCGCACCGACCGCCGGCAGGAAGGTCTCGACGCCACCGTCTACAGCCTCTACCTGAGCCGCCACCTGCGTCTGCACCTGCGCCACGCCGCGCAATGGGACTTGGCCGAACTGCTGCTGAGGCAACCCTCGCTTTTGCTGGAAGCCAGCGACGTGCAGACGTCTACGCCGGATGACGACGACGAACCCGCCCCCGAACCGGCAAAAGTCGGCGTTGGCGAGACGGCGCCGCCGCCCTTCGAACTGCCCAGCGGCGCGCAAGCGCACCTGTCAGCACTCATCCGCGCCCGCCGGCAGTCCCGTTATGGCTGACCGCGACACCCTGCAATCCCTGCTGGAGATGGCCCGGCGCGAAATGCCGGACGTGTCCGACGAAGTCTGGTCCCGCTTCGCCATCCTCGCCAGCCTGCGCTTCGCCTGCACCGAGTTTTACGTGCCCGCGCCGAACCGCAAGCGCGCCAAGCTCGAAATGCTGGCCCAGCTCGACGCCGATCTCGACAGCGCCACGCTGGCCACCAAGCTCGGCGTCAGCGTGCGCCGCGCGCAGCAGTTGAGGCGCTTGCGCTGACGCGAAACTCTTTCGGTACTTATTTCGCCCCCCAGCCGCCACCATCGCGGCCATGACTGCCCCCACCACTTTTCGCGCTGGCGATTCGGTTGCCTGGACCGAGGATCTGCCGGCGTACCCAGCGAGTGCCGGCTGGGTGCTCAAGTACCGCATGCTGTGGCCCACCGGCGCCGCTGTGCCGATCGCCACCAGCGCCGTGGGCGATGCCCATGCCGTCAGCCTCACCGCCGCGAACACCGCCGCCTGGGCTGCCGGCTCTGCCACGCTGGTGTCGTGGGTCGAGAAGGGCGTCGAGCGCGTCACCTTCGACCAGGCATCTGTCGCCATCCTGCCGAATCTGGCCGCCGCAGAAACCTTCGACAGCCGCAGCCAGGCCGTCAAGGGGCTGGCCGACGCCAAGGCCGCGCTGGCCGCCTACGTCGCCGGCGGCAAGGTGCATGTCGCTGAGTACGACATCGCCGGTCGGCGCATGAAGTTCCGCACCAGCAAGGAAATTTCCGACCTGATCGACCACTACGAACGCGAAGTGGCCGGCGAACGCGCGCTTGCCGCGCTGCTGCAGGGCGGCTCGCCCGGCCGCGTCTACTTGAGGATGTGACCATGGGCTTTTTGACCAACCTATTTACCCAGCGCGAAAAGCCGGTCGAACGCGCCGCCTGGCTCGACCAGACCGTGCGCAGCGTCGCGAGCGCGGCGCAGCAACATTTCCTCGCCGAACTGCGCACCGCGCGGCGCAGCTTCGACGCCGCCGAAACGCCGGCCTGGACCGAGTCATGGCCGACCACCGCCGCGCCGATCAATGACGACCTGTCGCGCCAGCTGCCGACCATGCGCGCCCGCGCCCAGGGGCTGGCCCGCAACGCCGAATGGGCCATCGGCTACCTGATCAAGCTCGAAGATCACGTGCTCGGTGAAAACGGCATCCCCCTGCAAATGCGCCTGACGCATGGCGACGGCAGTGCCAACACCCCCGTCAACAAACGCCTCGAAGACGCCTTCGCGCGATGGGGCGCCCGCGCCGACGTGTCCGGCCTCACCTGGCGCGAAGTCGAAACACTCGCACTGACGGCCGAAGACACCGACGGCGAGCTGCTCTACCGCCTGCGTCCCGGCGCTGGTCCGTTCGGCTTTCAGATCCAGATGCTCGACCCGGCGCTGCTCGACGTCACCCTGTCGCGCGACTGGCAGGGCCGCCGCGTGCGCATGGGTGTCGAAATCGATGACGACGGCGCCCCGGTCGCCTACTGGCTCAACATGAGCAAGACCGGCGACAGCGCGCCCGACCTGATGGCCGTCGGCCGTCATGTGCGCATCCCCGCCAGCCAGATCCGCCACCGCTTCATCCGTCATGTCGTCGGGCAATTGCGCGGCTACCCCGAGCTGGCCGGCGGCGCGCGGCGCCTGTGGCTGCTCAAAGATTTCGAAGAAGCCGCCGCCGTCGCCAGCAGCAACGCCGCCAAGCGGCAGGGCTTCTTCGTAACCAAAGACGGCGAAGCGCCGCGCGGCTTTGCTGACACGGTCATCAGCAGCGTGCTCGATGCCGCGAAGGCCGCCGGCAAAGTGCTCACGCCAGACGAGATTCAGGCCATCACCTCGGCAGCCGAGAAATACAGCACCACCCTGCCAGGCCAGTTTGATTCCCTGCCATTCGGCACCGAGTTTCAAAAGTACGAATCGAGCTGGCCGAACATCGAAGCCGCCACCTACATCAAGGGTCATCTGCGCGGCTGGTCGGCCGCGCGCGGCATGAGCTACGTCACGCTCGGCAACGACCTCGAATCCGTCAATTACAGCTCGGCCCGCGTCGGCATCGTTGGCGAGCGCGAACACTTCCGCGCCCGC